AACAATACTGGCTTGCCCTAAATGCGACAGCATGGTAGAGGTATATTATCCACGAAAGGAGAATGAAAATGATAACACTTAACTTACCAAAGAAACAGGTCAACGCCATACTGGTTGCGCTTGACAGTGAGATTGATTATATGTTTGAAACAGGGGCAAGACCTGATTGGGAAACATTCCCAGAGGTTGCCGCACTGTTGATGGCATATTACACAACACGTTGTAAATTTGATGAGGATGATTGCAGATGAATAGATTTCTAATTGACCACCACCCTGACGCAATAGCTAAGTCATTGTGTGACCAACACATTGTCAAGATGCCATTGGAAGAAGCACAGATGCTATGCACTGCACTGTGGCATCATGCACCTGAATATGCAGAGGCCAAGGGTTTGTACAAGCCTGTGCATCAGAAGCACCCCTGCACACTGTGGGCAATGGACAACCAGCGTAACTACGGCTATGCCTTCCGGCTATATGATGCAATGCTTCGTGAGTACACGTATCGCTACGGCAAAGAACACGGTGCTGGCAAGCACTATCATGCATTGGAGTTTGGTGTCTGCAAGATACCCGACACAACCAACTTTATGACACCACACCCACAGTGTTTCAGTGGACACGATGACCTAAAGACGGATGAGAACTGGCCTATCATGGCATACCGTGCGTTCTATAAGGTTGACAAGTCCAGTTTTGCTAGGTATAACAAAGGAAGGGATATGCCGGAATGGATGCAATAGTATTTATATTTGTAGTGTTACCACTACTAGCTTTACTGTAAAGGAGATGATACATGGCTAAGAAACTAGAGAATATGACAATGGATGAACGCATTGCCTATTGGGATAAGCAACGTGAGAAAGACAAAGCTGAACGTGCAGTCAAGATAAATCAATTGACTTACGAGCAACGCATGGCTGTCGTTGAGGTACACAAGTGGCTAGATGATGTGTTAGACACTGCGTTGTACCCAGACATGGGTGGTATCAAGTGTGTGTCTGCCTATGCACTACAAGAACTGTCCGATGCAAAGGACAAACTACAATTTCAATTTAACTTGGATGTTACTGAACATGGTTGACATTTGTAATTATAAATGGTACAACAAAACATCAGTTAACAGCATGAAAGGAGAATGACCATGCCACTAGATACATTTAATTTGACAGCAGACGATCTGCTTCCTGAGAACTTGAACTTTCCTGTAGAGTTTGAGCCTACTAAATACCACAAGAAGAAGTATGTCATCAATGGTAACACTGGTGAGTACTTGGGTGTTGTCGGTAAAGATTTTACATGTGCATCACATGGTGATTTCTTTTCGCAAGCGCACAATGCAATCACTGAGAACATGGGTGAGGAATACTGCAACGGCATGAACATCAGCTACAAGACTGCGCGTAACAATGCGTGGGCTATGATGGACATGACAATGCCTAGTGTTCAGCGCACGATTGAGAGTGACAGACATAGCACTACCATTTCGCCTCGTTTGATTGCTTTGCATGGCATTGATGGCTCATGTAGTAACATGGTATTCTTTGGCGCAATTGATTTCTTTTGCACCAATGGAATGATTACTGGTGACTACGACAAGGTGAAGCGCAAGAACACTGCCAACTTTGATCTTGACTTGTTCATTGGTGAATTGAAAAAGTCTGTCAAAGACTTTGATAAACAAGCTAAGATGTTCCAGAAGTGGGCGTTGACAAGCCTAGTTCATGTCGATGTCAAGACTTTGTTAGATAACATAATCAAAAAGGAAAAGAGGTCTGAAGACATGTTTACCCTTTACAATCAAGAGGTTAGCACACGTGGACGTAATCTGTGGGCATTGTACTCTGCCTTCACAAACTACGCCAGCTACGCTGATGAGCGTAATGGTTTTACCATGCGTAACACTGGCAATGATACTGAAGCACAGACCATGTGGTCACGTGAGCAGGAAGTATCCAAGTGGGTGAGTTCACCTGAGTTCCAGCGGATTGCAGCCTAATGCAAGGCAGAGTTGAGAACGCATGGGGCATGTTGGTTGGGCTTGCAGTTGGTGACGCACTAGGCGCACCACTAGAGTTCCAAGAGCCTCGTGACCCCGACAACTACATTACCAAGTACCACTCCGGTGGTATTTGGAATGTGTCCAAAGGTGAGTGGACTGACGATACAGCTATGGCCTATGCAATGGGTTGTGCCATTCGTGACCGCAAAGGTTTCAATGGACAGGCTATCATGGACAACTTCCTCAAGTGGTATCTTGATGGTGAGTTCATACCAAGAGGCCAGTGCTTTGACATAGGTACTACAACTGTAAAGGCTTTACAAAAATACTCTAATGCAGGTACGGTGTATGCTGGAAGCACTGACCCAAAATCTTCGGGTAATGGTGCGCTTATGAGAATTGCACCTATCGTGCTGTGTGCTAAGTCACGTGAACACGTCATCCAACTTGCTACACAACAAACACTTCTCACTCATGGTAGTGAAGAGTGTGTGCAGTATAGTTGTATGTTGGCTGAAGAATTGTATTGCGGTGAGCCTTTGCAAAAGTATGCTAAGTATCGTCATCCTCTTGATATTGATAGGAATGATGTTATGTCTGGTGGTTACGTTGTGGAGACATACCAAGCCGCAATGTGGGCGTTTCAAACAACAGACAACTTCAATGACTGTATCATCAAGGCTGTCAACCGTGGTCACGACAGTGACACAACAGGTGCAGTGGCTGGTATGATTGCTGGTGGATACTATGGTCTGTTTGACATAGACCTGAGAGGTGACGTTATGTGGATGGATAAGCTACTGAAGCTGGCTTCTGATTTATATGAAATAGGTAGTAAAGATAGACGAGGATTGCCTGATGACAACAGTAAATGAGTTAGCACAGAAGTATTATTCTTCTATTGATTTCAAGAACTTACGTGACGATACTAAGAAACAGTATCAATACTTTCTTGGTGTCATGTTAGACACAGATGTTGATGGTGTGAACATAGGTAAGACCGAATACGAAGATGTGTCCTCTAAAAGTGCTAAGTTGGCGTATGACATATGGTGTGACCGTGGTATTTCATTTGCCAATCACATCATGTCTGCGTCACGTATTTTATTCAACTACGCATTGCGTATGGAGCATGTGAAGGTAAATCCCTTCTCTATGGTGCGTAGGAGAGCCACTGAGAGGCGTAAGACTGTCTGGACTAAGGAACATATGCGAGTATTCCTAGACGCTGCGTACAGCGATTTTAAGACACGTAACATAGGGTTGATTGCGCACATGGCATACGAATGGTGTCAGCGTTTAGGTGACATGCGTTTGTTGACTTGGGACGCTATTGATTTTGATAATGCTAGGGTATTTATTGAGCAGTCCAAGCGTAAGGCAGAGGTACACTTGCCTATCGAAGAGGACTTGCTTGACATGCTTACACAACAAGAGCAGGACTTTGGCTTTCAGCCCTATGTTGTACCACGTCCTTATCCTATCAACGGTGAATACAAACCATACACTCTGCAGAAGCTACCGAAGTATGCGCGGCAGGTGATGGATGAAGCAGGATTGCCAAAAGAACTACGCCTATCTGATTTACGTAGAACAGGCACAACAGAAATGGTAGAAGCTGGTGTCGGTATGGCACAAATTATGTCGGTTACAGGACATGCTAACCCACAATCAGTTAAACCATATATGAAAAATACTTTTACAAGTGCAAATAGTGCATTGACAGCACGAAAAATACATGGTAAAAGCATAGCAAGTGCCGCAAAGGAAAGTGATATTACATGAATAATATATATAACACTATAAGTGATATGGATATACCTAATGGAACTACAAAGAGGATGGATTGTCCTGAGTGTGGTGGCTACAAGACATTCACAGTGACCAACAACATGGGGTCACTTGTATGGAATTGCTACAAAGCATCTTGTAATTCTAAAGGTGGTACACGTGTACACCTATCTGTAGATGATATACGTGCTGGCTTTAGTGGCGCGGAAGAGTTTGCTGATGAGGCTTTTGCATTGCCTCAGTATATTGTACCGCACAGGAACAAGCGTACTGTGTTGGCATTCTGTTACAGATACAGGCTTGACCCTGATGAGTTAGGTGTGTTATATGATGTAAAGGATGACAGGATTGTTTTCCCTGTCATGCACGAAGGTAAGATTGTAGATGGTACTGGACGTGCTATCGGCAAGCGTTTACCCAAGTGGAAGAAATATGGAAAAAGTGGCTTGCCATACTCGTATGGTTGTGGTAAAGTCGCAGTTGTTGTTGAGGACTGCGTGAGTGCAGCCGTGGTTGGTGGCATTGAATCCTTTGTCGGGGTTGCGCTTCTTGGTACATCTCTACAGGAATCGCATAAAGGGTATCTCGCGCAGTTCTCAACAGCAGTAATAGCATTAGACCCCGATGCACTGCCAAAGACAATGGTTATGGCAAAAGAATTACGTGGACACGTGAACGATGTTCGTGTACTACGTTTGAATGACGATTTGAAATATCGTAACCCTGAAGATATGGAGAAGCTAAATGGAATTATCACTAATTAGAAGTTTGATGGATAGGTCATTCTATGATGACCATCGTGGCGCACGTTGCCCTGACAGACTGTTCAGCAAAGATGTGCGTAAGATTAAGCAAGCGATTGACACTGCAATGGATCGCTATGAGCGTACCGTAACGCCAGATGAGATTGAGGCATTGTTCATGTCAAACAATCCAACACTGACTACGGCACAGAAGCAAGCCTACTCTGCTTTGTTCCACAAGATCAAAGGTGAGACGCCTATGGGTAGTGATGTAGCACAGGAAGTGTTGTCTAAGTTGTTCCAGCAAGTTGTGGGTGAGGACATTGCCAATCTTGGTTTTGATTATGTCAATGGTGACAAGTCTAGCCTTGAGCCACTGCGTCTGTTATTAGAACAGTATGGTGATGACTTCACCCCCAACCTGAATGTGGAGTGGGATGACATTGAGATTGAAACCCTGCTTGCTCGTAATGACCTTGAGGCACGTTGGACTTTCAACATTGCTAGTCTAACACGTAAGGTAGAGGGTGTTAACTCTGGTCACTTGATTGAGATTGGTGCTAGACCCAACACAGGCAAAACATCATTCCACGCATCAATCATTGCTGCACCGGGCGGCTTTGCACATCAGGGTGCTAACTGTAT